AAAACGACAATCCATACGAATACGAAGAAATAATTGGCAAACGTGAAAACGGTGCTAAACTAAATCACGCAGACAACACTTTTGATCGACTGGCCGTAAAGGAACAAGTCGTAAAAGCTAAGCTGCGTAAACTAAAACGAACCCTCATATAAGGACTCACATGAAATTAAACTTATGTTCTGTAAAAGACCGCGCAGCGGACGCCTATGGCCGTCCTATGTTCGTACCCTCAACGGGCGTAGCAATACGCTCCTTCTCAGATGAAATCAATCGTGCTGCTGATGATAATCAGCTCTACAACCACCCCGACGATTTCGATCTGTATGAGTTCGGAGTCTTTGACGACAACTCTGGTTTGTTCGAGATCTATGAACAACCAAAATTACTATCACTTGGTAAACAAGTAAAACTAACTACATAAAACTAAGCGTAGAGAAATGGAAACATTTCTCACGCAATAAACTCTAAAGGTTAAATAACATGCATCGCAATCAATCGGTAAACCTTCATCAATTCACATCAATACCTAAAGCGGATATTCCACGCTCAAAATTCGACTGTCAATCAACTCATAAAACAACATTCGATGCGGGAAATCTAATCCCTGTATATGTAGATGAAGTGCTTCCGGGCGATACATTTAATCTAAATATGACGGCTTTTGCCCGTCTATCCACACCCCTATATCCAGTAATGGATAACATGGTGATGGATTCCTTCTTCTTCTTTGTCCCTAATCGCCTAATTTGGTCAAATTGGCAAAAATTCATGGGACAACAAGCTAATCCATCGGATTCAATCTCTTACGTTGTTCCTCAACAAGTATCTCCCGCAAGCGGTTACGCTATCGGAAGTCTGCAAGATTATATGGGTTTGCCTACCGTTGGACAAGTTGCCAGCGGTTCTACTGTGTCACATTGTGCCTTTTGGCCTCGTGCTTATAACTTAATCTGGAACGAATGGTTCCGCGATGAAAACTTACAAGATTCTGTTGTTGTTGATACTGGCGATGGCCCCGACACTGTATCAAATTACACATTACTTAGACGTGGAAAGCGAAAAGACTATTTCACATCTGCATTACCTTGGCCACAAAAAGGCACTTCTGTTACCCTACCATTAGGAGCTTCTGCTCCTGTATTAACTGATGGAACTGTTGTATCTATGGGTAACTCTGCCGGTACACGAAATTTAAATGCTCGTGGTACTTCCGGCTCGGATGGCATTTACGTCGGTACTGACGGCTTCTGGCAGGGAACAGGCGGTTTAAAATTTGTAAATACTGGTTTATATGCCGATCTGTCAGCTGCTACATCCGCTACTATTAATCAATTACGTCAATCATTCCAAATCCAAAAACTGTTAGAAAGGGATGCACGTGGAGGAACTCGTTATACAGAAATCATCCGTTCTCACTTCGGGGTTATTTCACCCGATGCTCGTTTACAGCGTCCTGAGTATATTGGCGGTGGTTCTACTTCTATTAATATTAACCCCATTGCGCAAACGTCAGGTACGAATGCAAGTGGAACAACTACCCCTATGGGCACACTTGCTGCTATGGGTACTGCCCTTGCTCATAATCATGGGTTTACTCAATCATTTACTGAACATGGTGTAATTATCGGATTGGTTTCAATCCGTGCTGACCTTACATACCAACAAGGTATGTCCCGTATGTGGTCTCGTAGTACACGCTATGACTTCTATTTCCCAGCTTTTGCAACCTTAGGCGAACAAGCCATCCTCAATAAGGAAATTTATGTTACAGGAACATCAACCGACAACGATGTATTCGGATATCAAGAACGTTGGGCAGAATATCGTTATTATCCTTCTCGTATTAGTTCTCTTTTCCGCAGTACTGCTGCCGGAACTATAGATCCTTGGCATTTAGCTCAAAAATTCACATCATTACCAACATTAAACGATACGTTTATCAAAGACACACCACCAGTATCTCGTGTGGTTGCTGTTGGTTCTGCTGCTAATGGCCAACAATTTATCTTTGATTCTTTCTTTGATGTAAAGAAAGCACGTCCAATGCCTATGTACTCTGTACCAGGTTTAATCGATCACTTCTAATGGGAATGTTCGATTCTATTACTAGTCTCGCCGGCCCAGTTATGACTGTGGCTGGCGTTGCTACTGGTCAACCATGGTTGGTTGCTGCTGGTGTTGGCGCATCTGCTTATAGTGCAACACAAGCCCAAAAAGATGCTAATGCTACAAATCAAGCTATGGCTCAAAATCAGATGAACTTCCAAGCGGATATGAGTAATACTTCATATCAACGTGCTGTTAAAGATATGGAAGCCGCTGGTCTTAATCCTATGCTTGCTTATTCTCAAGGTGGTGCTAGTACACCAACAGGAGCTCAGGCTCATGTTGAACCCACCTTTAAAACAGATCAAGCATCAAGCGCCATTCAAGGCGCACAAGCTATGTTACAAGCTCAAAGTACTGCTGCTGATGTTCAACTTAAAAATCAACAAGCTAATCAGTCAGCTGCTCAAACTGAACAATCAATGACGCAAGCTGCGTTAAATAAAGCGCAAGCTGCTCAAACTATGTCGCAAACTTACAACGTCGACCAATTTGGTCGTAAAGTCGACTCTGAAATAGCTCAAAATAAAGCTAATGCAACATTACAATCTAACTCAGCTGTTAACGTTAAAGAACGTGTTGCTCCTTCTGCTGATCCTTATTGGTATCGAGATATTAAAAGTCTTGGCTCTAGTGCTTATGGCCATGTTAGTAATCTTTTCAGCAAGCCTTCTGGCTCTTATCAACTCTTTTCTAAACCTCTAGGAAAATAAAATGGCTAAATTTACTGCCCCATTTTTACGTACCCCATTCAACTACGATACGATTGCTGCGTCAGATGAGTCAGCTTTGCATTGTGAGGATGCATCGCTGGCTCAGCAGCAATTCAAAGACGAAACGGATATAAATAATATCCTTCGTCAATTCAATATTACTGGCCAACTGCCAGATACACCTTTATCACCTAAATACGGAGACTTCTCCGGTATTTCCGACTATAAAACGGCTCTTGACCGCGTTATTGCGGCAGATGAAGAATTTATGTCTCTGCCCGCTACTTTGCGTGCTCGTTTCGATAACGATGCCGCTAACCTTATAGAGTTCCTTGAGAACGATCAAAACCGCTCTGAAGCGGAAAAATTGGGTCTTGTAGACCCTAAAGAGGACTTGTCCTCTGTGCCTCCTGTAGAGGCCTCTAATCCTACCCCGGAGGGGGCGGCGTAAGCCGCGCACAGTTACCTTACTAGATGTAACTGTGCTAGGTGACACCAAACCCAAAAAACTTAATTAACCACGGACGAAAAAAATGAAAATCTTACATCGTAAACATATGAATAAACGTCGCTCTGCTCGTTCATTCCGTCATCATTCAAGCCGGACGAAGTCCGCAAATATGCAAAAAGCCCCACAACGTGGAGGCTGGAGACTCTAATAAAGTCTCTGGACACCTCACATGTCCTGTGTTAATCCCCTCAAAGCATTTCAATGCTTTGACAAATCCATTGTTTTTGACGAAGTTCGAAAACATGATATCGTTCGGTCTCTAAACTTGCCCTGTGGGCAATGCGTTGGATGCCGTTTAGAACGATCTAGACAATGGGCTATGCGTGTTATGCATGAAGCCCAACTACATGAAAAAAACTGCTTTATAACCCTCACTTATAACGATACACATCTCTCAAGCGATAAATCATTAAATTACGAATAATTTGTACCTACACTCACCTAACCATTGTGTCAGGTACTTTCTTTCTCGTCTAGGGGTATCTGTGGATAACTTGATACCCCAAATTCCTTTAGTGAAAGCAAGTATTTTTCGGCCACTAAAGGATTGTGGCCTAAAAACGTTACGAGAACATGAATAAGCCTTCTTTCCGGCAAGACGTGAATCAGACAGGGTTTTAGCCATGTATTTCCCAAGATACCCAGCAAGGTTGTGCCGGCCATCGGTTTTAGCCAAATCAACAAATCCCTCGTTCCAGAGCTTCGCAAAGTAACGTGTACTTCTCTCGGTTTTAATAAGGTTTTCATCTAATCCCCATATTAAAACGTGGTAATGAACTGCGCCTCTCTTTTGGAACTCGGGTACTGCGATAAATCGGAATGTCTTTCCCAAATTCTGACGCAATTTTGTAAGAAAGACATGAAAGCGATAGTTGCTATGTGCGAGCGTTCTAACCTCTCGCATTGTGAGAGTAAGCAACGAAGGTGGTCTATCTCCCCCCAAGTTAGCTTTGACAAGACGAACAAAACTCTGTTTCTGTCTTGAACTATTATCCTTGCGTCTAAAAGCTGTCCGTAAAGTGAATAAATCGCTATTTCTTTTCCTTGCCTTCCTCTCTGTTCTGCGTGGCAAGTCTCGGTTGGGTATTCAGCAGTTGCGCAATTGGCACAAAACCCTGTATCTACTATGGCAGTATTTGATAGTAAAAGTGATGTTGACGGCTCTAGTTATGTAGGAAAGTTGTTATCGTCGGCTACCACGACAGCAGAAGGTGTTGAGTATAATTACAAAGACAGGACAGAAAAGTTGTTGACGAATATTGATTCTAAATTGAATGAGATTATAAAGATATTAAATAAAAAATGAAAAAGTTTGGCATATTTGGTATAGGTATCTTGTTTTTAATGCCAAACCTTATTTTTGCCTCGATTGCCCATGACGCTAGTAGTTACAATTCTTGGAATACGGCAAGTTCTCAAACTTGGTCGCATACTATAAGTGGTTCAGACAATTTCTTGATTGTGTATGGCTGGGTTGGAAATGGCTCTGATGTTGTTTCTTCTGTTACTTATAATGGCGACAGTATGACAAGATTAAACGACGTTGTTACTTATAATGGCGGTGGCAATCGAGGCTATATTTATTATATTTTTGCGCCAGATACGGGTACTCACAATATAGTTGCTACCCTTTCTTCTTCGTATAATTCTGTATGGCTTGGTGAGTCGTATACTGGCGCTTCGCAATCAACTTTTCCTGACGGCTATTCTGAAAGTGGGGGCGACGGTTCGTCGAATAACTATTCGACAAACATAACAACAACGGGAGACAATAGTTGGGCTATTGGCTTTGCTACGGGGCTAGACGCGGTCTGTACGGCCGGTTCGGGTACTACTATGAGGACAACAAGCAACCCCATGTCGTCTGATTCCGGTGGGGGCATTTCACCGGCCGGAACAGCCACTTTGGCCTATACGTCTTGTGGAAACCGAGTAGAGGACAAAATGATGATGGGGGTGTTTGTTGCCACCTCGTCTAGCCTTGTGTTAGCGACAACATCACCTTTTGCTACTACCACAATTTATTATCATGATTGGCTATTAGTCAATTCGATAATAATTGGGTTACTGGCTTTTGTGCCAATTGGCTTCTTGCTTTCACCACTAAAAACATGACATACCCTGTAATTACAATTCTTACAATCATGTTTTTAGGGTTATTATGGTTGGGGGTATTTATTTGGATTATTTCTTCGATTCTTCGTTTTGCGTTATGGCCGGCAATCGCCTTTTGGCGTAACTTGATGATAATAATTAAAGGAAGGAGATGACGCTAGAAACTATATATACAATTACGTTGGTTCTCGCATTTGACTTGGCTTTATACTTCGCAGTATGGACATACAAGAAACTATTTCGCTATCACAAGAGGCGGTGATAGCTATTAGTATAAAGCCTCTGAAAAGTCAATGCAGACGATAATTGATACAGCGTCAACGACTTTCCAAACCACGACAGGGTTTACCCTATCGAGTGTGGTCGACTTCATGGCTGACCTCATCAAGTTGGTTATCGGCACGGGTCTTGCCGTTCTTGATAACCTCTTGCCGTGGATTTTGGCACTTGTCGCCATTGGTGCTGTTGTGTGGCTGTTGTATCGTGCGTTCCGATTCTTCAAGCACTAAAAGCTTGCTTTACGCTTGATAGAACGCAAAAACGCCCTTTCGGACGTTCTCGTATACCCAATCTACACATGGCAGAAGGGCGGGATTCTTTTTGGGATTCAGGTGTCTCCCACGTATTTCACGAACTTCAAATATATATTTCACCGAAGCGTCCCATATACTGAATAGGGCGTGTAGCTTGCGGTGGTAGCGTGTTATGCGCCGTTTTCTGCCGTTCGGCTTCCTCGTCACATAACGTATTTAAGAATTGTACGTTCGTAGCTACTTGGACAATTCCGAGCCCCAAATGTATCAGTAAATAGGGCGTGTGAGGTTATTTTATCACGGAGTTGTTCGGTATCCAAGCTCGAACCCTTCGACAGCAAAATCGTTTTGAATCATAAATAAATATTCCGCATGTTCATTATCTCGGACAATCAATCCGTTTTTATCTATATCTTTGCAAGTGAGACACGGGCAGAGGTTGTCATTTCTGAAAATACG